TTGATGGTCGTTTGTATTATCATGCTGTTATTGATGAAACGCAACCAATGTATGGTATACAAGAAGTAAAGTATATTGATCCACGCCGTATTCGTAAGATCCGTGAAATTCAAAAGATGCGTGATCCACAAACAGGTGTAGAGCTAATCAAAAAAGCAATTGAATATTACCTATACAATGAAAAAGGAATGATTGGATCAGGTACACAATTAGGTTCTAAGATTGCACCAGATTCCATCATAAACGTCAATTCGGGTCTAATGGATCCAAAACAGACAATGGTACTTTCTTATCTTCACAAGGCTATTAAACCATTTAACAACTTACGCATGGTTGAAGATGCTACTGTTATATACCGTCTTTCCCGGGCTCCAGAGCGTCGTGTATTCTATATTGACGTAGGTAATATGCCAACAGTCAAGGCTGACCAATACGTTCGTGATATTATGGTTAAGTATCGTAACAAATTGGTTTATGATTCTAATACAGGTGAAATAAAAGATGACCGCAAACATCTATCTATGCTTGAGGACTTTTGGTTACCTCGTCGTGAAGGTTCTAAAGGTACAGAAATCTCCACACTAGAAGGTGCTCGTAATCTTGGTGAATTGGAAGATGTTAAGTATTTCCAATCCAAATTATACCGTTCACTTAATGTTCCTATTGGTCGTCTAGAACCACAACAAGGGTTTTCACTAGGTAGATCAACAGAAATTACCAGAGATGAGTTAAAGTTCACAAAGTTCATCCAGCGTCTTCGTAATAAATTCTCCACACTATTTGATGACTTACTAAGAGTTCAGTTGGTTCTCAAAAAGGTCTGTACCGAAGAAGAATGGAAAGAGTTCAAGGAAGATATATTCTATGACTTCAAAAAAGATAATAACTTTGATGAACTAAAAGATGCGGAATTATTAACCAATCGTTTTACTTTATTGGCTGCTGTTGACCCGTTTGTGGGTAAATATGTTTCTGCTTTGTGGGTTCGTAAGAATATACTTATGCAGAACGATGAAGAGATTGAAGAAATTAATGCTGAAATGGAAACAGAAAATACCATTCTTGCACAGCAACAGCAACAACAAATGGCCGATCAACAGGCTCAGCAACAACAAGACCAACAAAATCAATTGGATTTCCAAGGTCAACAACAAATTCAGCAGGCTGCCATTCAAGCACAAGTTGATAAAACGGTTAGTTCAGAAGATGAAAAAGAAGATGATAAGGTTTCACCAGCAGAAAAGGCTGGTAGAGACCATGAATCAAAAATGATGGATAAAAAAATTCAGATTGAAAAAATTAAAGCAAAATCTAAATCTAAATCTGCGGTACCTACTAAAAAACCAGCACCTAAGAAAAAGTCCGTTGCTAAAGAAGCAAAAGATATGGGCCTGATTTATGTTGGTAATGGTCAATATAGTGATCCGCAAGGTACTGTTAGATTTATCAATGAAAATGGTATATTAACGGAACTAAATAAGGATAGTTTAGTTGATTAAAGAACATAGTCATACAGGTGTTGCATCTGTAATAGATGGCACCGCTAAAGGAGAAGAACACCAATACATTAACAATAATGTTAATGCCTATCAACTTGATCAAGAAGATAAGTTGATGACAATCCAAAAAGCACATTTGGATCATCATAATAAGGCATTAGGTTTCAATCACTTTAATCCAACCGAAATAAGAACAGGAAGAAATCATCACTTGAAATCTAACACCGTTATACAAGAAACAACAACAGCTAGAATAAGAGTTAAATCAAAGTTGGATGAACTAGGTCTCCAATTGGGTAAATTAAATGAATTGGGTGGTAATGTAGGATACGAAGGTATCTCTGATCCACCACCAAAAGGTAGAACAAACGACCAACTAGAAGAAGGTCCGTTAAAAGATAAGGCTAAAAAAGTTGCTATGGCAGGAATGACTGCTGCTAATATGTATACCATGGCAGATGCTATAAGTCAGCATCATCCACATCCTCAAAGTGATATGGTTCGTGCTGCAACAGCATTACCAGGTGCAGCAGGATGGGCAGCAAGTGCCGCACATTACGGTAAAAAAGGTTACGATTTAGCAAAAGACGTATTAAAGAAAAAGAAGGCTACCATGGAAGAAGAAAAGAAAATGTCAAATCCATGCTGGAAAGGATATAAAGCCTACGGCATGAAAAAGAAAAATGGTAAAGAAGTTCCTAATTGTGTACCTGTTGAAGAAGATATAGATGAGTCCGCAGCATGGCAACGTAGTGCTGGTAAAGATCCTAAAGGTGGTTTGAACCGTAAAGGCATTGCTTCTTATCGTAGAGAACATCCTGGTTCTAAACTTTCTATGGCGGTTACAACTAAACCATCAAAGTTGGATCCGGATAGCAAACCAGCAAAGCGTCGTAAGTCATTCTGTGCCCGTATGGGTGGTATGAAAGGTCCTATGAAGGATGAAAAAGGTAGACCAACACGTAAGGCCCTAGCATTGCGTAAATGGAACTGTGAAGAACAACGAGGTGATAGACCGGCACAATATTCAGATGCCGCAGAACGCGGTATTTACGAGAAAGCACCTCCTGGTGATAAGTTTGAGCGTATGGTTAAACACATCAAGGCAGGTTACGCTAAAGATGGTAAACTAACCAAAAAAGAAAAAGGTATTGCTTTTGCCACCGCTTGGAAGGCTAAGAATAAAGCAAAGTTGAATGAACTTGATTTAGGTCAGGTAGTAAGAAAAGGTGCTGATATGATAGCACCTGGTATTACTGGTGCTTATGATGCTGCTAAACAAGGAAATTATGCTGATGCTGCGGAAAAAGCAGCTACTGCCGGTGTAGCCTTTGCGGCAAAAAGAGCAGCACCTGTTGCATCTGGTGTTTTAGGTTCAACTTCGGCGGCCGCCGCAGAAATGACTCCTGATATGAAAGACAAACTAACATCCATGAAGGCATCAGGATTAAGCACTGGGCCAAAACCAATGAACGAATTAAGAAATAAAATTCGTCGTCTAAAAGAAGAAGCAGAAGCACCAGATATGAATAAAGTTCTTGCTGCTTTCCGTAGAAAAGAATCCGGTTCATATGAAGGTAACTATGGTGCTAAATCAAAAAGCAGTAGTGCATCAGGTGCCTATCAATTTACTAACAAAACTTGGCGTTCGGCTGCTGCCAGTGCTGGTTATGGCGGTCAATATAAGTCGGCAGGTTCAGCACCAAAAGAAGTTCAAGATAAGGTAATGACTCATTATATCAAGCCTCATATTGACAAATATGGTCTTCAAGGTGCGGTTAACGTTCATTATACAGGAAATTCACAAGGCCGCATTTCAGGTGCAGGTCTGAAGGCAAACCGAGGTCAAGGTGCAGGTAAGTATTTTGCTGACTTCCAAAAGCATATGGCAGGATATAGTGATTCCTCTTCAAAACCGACACAGACAGCAAGTGCAGATACAACACCTAAAGCAGACAATACACCAAAACCAACACAGGTTGCAACTGCTACTAAAGTAAATACACCATCTACACAGCAAGCAACACCAAAACCAACACAGGTTGCAACTGCTACACAACCAACACAAACTTCTAGTTCTGATGTATCTTCATCATCAAGTTATAACGTTCAAAAAGGTGATACATTAGGTGCTCTTGCTAAGAAGTATAATGTTGATACTGCTAGTCTAGCAAAGTCAAGTGGTATTTCTAATCCAAATAAGATTGCTGTAGGACAGAAAATTAATATTCCTCAGCAACCAAAACCAACACAGATGGCATCTTTACAAGAATTAAAACATGAAACTCTAGGATCATACATAGGTAAGGCATCAAAAAGTCGTAAGAAGTCTTTAGAAAGTTCTAAGGCTGATATTAAAACTTGGGGTAAACGTCAAAAAGGTATTACAACTGCTATCAAAAAACTAACAAAAGAAAATAGCAAAGATAAAGATTTTGATGATGCAGTAGGATTTATGGGTAAAGGTGATGTTGCAGAACAACAATCACACCTTCATCTAAATAAACCAGATACTAGATATGCACCAGGTGCTTCAGGTACAACACATACAATACACGAGGAAACTAAAATGGAAAATCAAAACCTTGTCAATGAGGCGATTGAGAACATTCTTGAGAATGATCTAGTTGCTATGAAAGAAAATCTTATGGTTGCCCTTCAAGAAAAGGCACAAGAGAAATTGGAAGAGCGTAAAAAAGAAATCGCTGCCAATTATTTTGCACAGTAAAGGATAATATAATGAAAACACTCAAGCAACTTCGTGAGGAATATAAAAATAGTTATATGTCTCAGGTGGAGCATCTTCCTGAGGAATTGATGCTTGAGAAAAATGTTATACCTTCTACTAAAGAAATGCCTTCTTTAATAGTTTTTAGAAGAGTATCATTTAGATCATATCCCAAAGGTCAAGTAGTAGCATTATATTATTCTAAATTGATGGATAAGTATCTTTCTGTTCCAATTGGACCTGGTGATAGTGTCAACCTTAGTGAGGCTTGCTGGAAAGATTACGAACAAGTTGGTATGAAAAAGAAAAATGGCAAGAGTGTACCAAACTGTGTACCTGTTAAAGAAGATGGTCCAGGTAATCCTTCTTATACAACCAGACCTACATACGAACATTTTAAAGATAAACTTGACAAACTTCGTGAAGAAAAAATGGAAGAAGGTATTGTAGGTGATACTATTCAAAAAGCAAGAAAGTCTATTGCGAATAATAAAGCATTTAAGGTAGCACAAGAAATAGGTCATCATTTACCAGGTTATGAAGATGTTAAAGATGCTAAACAACATTTTGCTAAAGGTGAATATAAAGATGCTGCTAAAAGTGCGGTTCATAGTTTAGGTAAAGCAGCAGCTACAGGTGCTGCGGTTGCAGGAGCAGTTGGTGCTGGTGTTTTAGGTGCCAGAGCATTAGGTAAATCTGGTTTAGCAAAACTAGCCAAAAAAGCATTAGGTGGTGAAAAAGATAAAAAAGGAAGTGATACTAGTGAACCAGAATCAAAACCTAGTGAAATACATTCAAAAACACCAGGTGTAGCAAAAACTTCTAGTTCATGGGACAAAGCACCAACATCCGATCCTGTTTATCAATCAAAGGCTAAACAGGCTGCAATAGCGCCTGTTAAAGAAAACAAGATTACAGACATTCGTGATATGATTAAAGAAGGTGTTGATAGTATGGATCTTTCCATTAACGGAAGAACAGTTACACTAAATACCTTTATGGCAAAAAGAATACTTGAAGTTTATGACTCGGTCAATACAAAAAACAAAAAGCTTGTTGAAGGTATGTTAAACGAAGACCTTGAGTCCTTCAAAAAACTAATTAACTTCTCAATTAGGAACTAAAAATGGCAAACGTAATTACAGAACAAAAGGTCATTGATAATCACAATAGAGCATTGCTAAAATATGTTATTCGTTTTGACGGAACATCAACAGCAAATGTTTTGTTGGTAAATGCTTCTCAGTTGGTATATGCGATGAATACAAACAATCGTATTATGTCATCTAATACAGACATAAAGTCAACATATAGAACAACCATTAAACGTATTTTTGGTCAAGGTCAGTTTAAATCAGGATATAGTGTTGCTCTTGGTTGGCAATCAGATGCCAATTCCGATATTGTATCAATTGGATCTGGTATGTTTGATTTTAATTTTGATCCGCAAGGTATGTCTGCTGCTATTTCTCCACCTGCGGTTGCTAACACAACAGGAAATATTGTTATTTCTAATATTGGTTCAGTTGCATCATCTGATGCCGTGACTATTTTCATTGACCTCAAGAAAGATAACCGTGATTACGATAACGGTCAAACTGCTGATCCTGCGGCATTTAATGCTTATGATTTCCAAGGTAACCTAAGATGAGCGATCTACTAGAACACATCCTCTCCGAAGATTATGTTTCTGCCGGCCAGTTATTTGAGGAACGCTTAAATAACATTGTTGAAAAGAAACTTTATGAAATGAAAAAAAATATTCAGGCTGAGGCGTTTGGTGCTTTGTCTAAGGCAGATATTGAAGCAAGACGTAAAGCAGGATATAGAAAGGCATCTGAAGTTTTAGATGATCCATACGATAGACCAATGACAATGATTGGTAAAGAAAAGTCTTCTGAAACCAAATCAAAACCTCGACGTAGAACAAAATTAAAATTAAAAGAAGATAGTCCACCTCCTGCTTCTGCTGCGGCATTAGCAAATATCAATAGAATTGCTAATTTGAAAAAAGCAGAAAAATTTCAACAAACTAAACAAAGTCAAGATGTTGATCATTCTAAAGATAGTGAAGATTGGAAACAATTTAAAACGGATTACAGTAATAAAAAAGCAAAAGAAGCAAAAAGAGCAGAATTTATTAAAAAGTATCCAGGTCGAATTGCTAAACATATGGTACTAAAAGGTGCTGAAGCAATAGGACATGGAGTAGCAAGATCAGGTTCATCAATAGTAAAAGGCCTTGCTCGTAGCCTTGCTGCTAATTCTCCATTGAATGAAGATTCGGAATAAAACACCTAAATATACCTACAAAGGTAGAGGAAACAAATGAAACTAATAACCGAAGAAATTCTAGACATTCAGTATCTTGTTGAAGATAATGGTAAAGGTGGAAAGAACCACTATATCACCGGCATCTTTATGCAGGCTGAAAAAGTCAATAGAAACGGTCGTGTATATCCTATGAATGTTCTCTCCAAAGAAGCGGATCGTTACAACCGCGAATACGTTCAAAAGAACAGAGCATTTGGTGAGCTAGGTCATCCTGAAAATCCTCAAATCAACCTAGACCGTGTGTCCCACATGATTACATCATTACATCCTGACGGTACAAACTTTATTGGTAAAGCAAAGATTTTAGATACTCCTAACGGTAAAATTGTTAAGAGTCTACTAGATGGTGGTGCAAGCCTTGGTGTGTCAACGAGAGGCGTAGGGTCTCTTAAACCACACAATGGTTTTCAACAAGTCCAAGATGATTACAAGTTAGCAACAGCAGCAGATGTTGTGGCCGACCCATCAGCACCAGAGGCATTCGTTCGTGGTATTATGGAAGGTAAAGAGTGGGTATTTCTTAATGGTCAATGGACAGAACAGTCTAATGATCGTGCAGTTAAACTCATTAAAGAAGCTTCACGCCACGATATTGAATCAGTAGCCTTAAAGATTTTTGAAAATTATATTTCAAAATTATAAAAATACTAAATAACATTAGGAATAATAAAGGAGTATCCTAAACATGGGTAAATCACTACACGAAGCAGCAAAAGCTGTGCTAGAAGGTAAGCAACTAACTGAAGGTGCTTATCCAGAAGTATCACCTGGTAAGATTTCAAATCCTAATCCAGTTGATAATTCCATGTATTCTGGCCCGAATGCCGGAACATTAAAACCAAATTCAAAGGCCGTTGAAGGTCGTCATGCAGCCAGCCCAGGTGGAGCTGATGTATCATCATTTTCCGGTGTTGATGATCTAGGTGGTAATACACCACAGAAACAAGGTAATCTTAACCTTGGTGCTGCGGCTGCTGGTAAGGTCGGTAAAGACACATCAAAGTCATCTGTTCCATCCGTTAAAGGTGAAGGTAAGAAATCACTTAAAGCACAACCACAGTCCGGTTCATCTGCTCCTGCTGGTCTTCCAGAAGAGATGGAAGATGACCGTCCAGTAGTTGCTGAGACATCTGCAATCGCCGAGCGTGTTGCTACAATCAAAGAAGCAGCTAAGAAGTCAAAGATGAAAAAAGACGACGATAAAGACGATGCTGATGACAAATGCATGGAAGAAGAATTAGAACTTTCTGAGGAACTAGAAGATTTCATTAACGAAGCAATTGAAGCAGGTCTTGACGAAGAAGAAATCCTTGCTGCTATTGAAGAAAACTTTGAATTTTCAGAAGAAGTTCTAGACGAAGAGACATCAGAGGAATCACCAGTAGAAGCATATCAGGTAGATATGTCAGAGCATGTTAATGCTCTACTAGAAGGTGAAAACCTTTCAGAAGATTTTCATGCTAAGGCAACCACAATTTTTGAAGCTGCGGTTAAAGCGAAACTTGAAGAAGAAGTTGCCCTACTTGAGCAGGCTTATGCAGAGACATTGGAAGAAAGAGTTGCAGAGATTATGGAACAACTTTCATCTGACGTTGATAACTATCTCAATTACGTAGTTGAACAATGGATCGAAGAAAATGAAGTTGCCGTTGAGTCCGCTCTCCGTAGCGAACTTACCGAAGATTTCATCGGCGGTCTCCGTTCACTATTCGCCGAACACTACATCGACATTCCTGAAGAGGAAGTTGCCGTTGTAGAAGAACTTTCACATACAGTTGAAGAACTTGAAGCAAAACTCAATGAAGAAATCGAACGCAATGTTGCTCTCACAGGCATGATTGCCGAGGCTCGTAAATCTGAGTTAGTAGGTTATGTTTGTGAAGGTCTTACAACTACTCAGGCCGAGAAACTTAAAGGTCTCGTTGAAAACGTTGATTACACTAACGATGACCAATTTATCGAAAAAATTTCAACACTACGGGAGAACTATTTCCCAACATCAGTTAAATCTGATGCTGTTCTTGACCGCGTAGAGTCCGCAGATCCAAAAATGATTAGTGAAGAAAATCTAGAGGGTCCTATGGCAAACTACGTCAAGGCACTTGGTAGAAGCCTCCCAAAGTAATTTAACTTTAGTAAACATAGAAAGAAGGAAACTAAAATGTATTTAACAGAACAACTAGAGCAGAAGTGGTCACCAGTTCTTGACCACGACGGTCTCTCAGCAATTAAGGATCCATACCGCCGTGCGGTTACAGCCGTAGTTCTTGAGAACCAAGAAAAGGCAATGTCAGAGGAAGCTCGCACACTTAACGAAGCTGCTCCTACCAACTCTGGTGGCGGCCTCGGTGCTGGTACAGCAATTGGTTCATACGATCCAATTCTTATTTCTCTCGTTCGTCGCGCACTTCCTAACCTAATCGCTTATGACGTTTGCGGCGTTCAGCCAATGACCGGTCCTACCGGCCTAATCTTTGCTATGCGTGCCCGTTATAGCAATCAGACTGTTCCATACGGTCAGACACCTGCAACAGCAAACGAAGCATTGTTCTTTGAAGCTAACTCAGCTTTCTCTTCACAGAACGCTGCTGGTGGTCTTGCTGGTGCTACATCCGGTAACACATCAAACACCGATCCTGTTTTTGCTCTTAGCGATTCAGCAACATACGGTGTTGGTAAAGGCATGACAACAGCACAGGCTGAAGCACTTGGCGACGGCACTGCTGGTAATGCTTTTGCTGAAATGGCCTTCTCAATCGATAAGGTTACAGTTACAGCACGTTCCCGTGCCCTAAAAGCAGAATACACCACAGAACTTGCTCAGGATCTTAAAGCCATTCACGGCCTTGATGCTGAGACAGAACTTGCTAACATTCTCTCAACAGAGATTCTAGCAGAAATCAACCGTGAAGTTATCCGCACAATCTACCGTTCAGCATCAGTTGGTGCTCAGTATGGTGTTACAACTGCTGGTACATTCG